TGATGACCGAAATCATCGCCCAAGCGCCAAGCACGTTCTTGAGTTCAAAGCCATTGAGTTCTGCCTGCGTGAACTCGCGTCCGCGCCATGTCTGCAAGTCCTTGCGCAGTGTGGCTTTCTCAGCCAGTGACAGCGTAAAGTTCTTACTGATGGACATAGGCTCACCCTTTTGCGTCACGATGGGCTTGTCGTTGTCGTCGTTGCCGTGAACCTCAAATTGCAACATGACCTTGGGCAAGTGCTTGACCTGACCTTGGTACTCTGACTTTTGGGTTCCCAAGTCAACCACGCGGTAGCACCGTGCAAGGTGCATCCCTTGGGGGACGGGTGTGAAGTTGCTATCGCCTGTGGCTTTCGCTGTTAATGCCATTATTCGCTCCTGATGGATAAAGTTTCTAAGGTGACAATTGGTCGGCTGGACAGCCCGCATTCCATGCGGATGATGTTCCAGTCTTCCTCGGTAGCAACGCCTGCCTTGGCTCTGTCAAGAGCCTCCTCAAGCATTTGCATTCTTTCCTGCATCATTTGATGCATCTCGTCTTGGCGGTCGCTCATTGTTTGCCCCACGGTATGCAGGTGGCAAAGATGATTGCCCAGACCACCACCCAAGGCAGATAAAACTTCCAAGTTGACACTCGGTTGTCCTTTTTGTTGAGCAGGGCCGTCTGAATCAAGTCCATGTCGTCGTCTTTGTGTTGTTTCATAATTCGCTTTCGGATTAAACTGGCTGTACTGTATCACGTTTAATTCAGACTTGCACTAATTTTTTTTCTAGTGTAACATAAGATTAACCAAGAAAGGGATAAGATGACACTCCAAGAATTTTTCAAGGACAAACCGAGGGGTTCGATGATTGCGATGGCTCGTAAATTAGGCATCAGCAAGACATGGTTCTCATTGGTGGTGACAGGGCGACAACTACCTAGCCCTGAACTAGCACGCGACATTGAGTCGCATACAGGTAGGAAAGTGAAGAGGGCTGAACTTCGGCCCGACATTTTTGGGAAGACAGCGAAATGATATGGTACAAATTTCACATCGGAGACTACCTCACCCACACGGTGCATCTAAGCGATGCAGAGGACTTGGCGTACCGACGCCTGCTTGACCTCTACTACATGAGCGAGAAGGAAATCCCGCTCGACATGGACGCAGTGGCCCGCAAAATCAGACTGGACTTAGACATAACCGAATCGGTTTTGGGTGAGTTTTTTGAAAAGACGGAAACAGGGTATTTCAACAGTCGTTGTGATGCTGAAATTGCAAAATATCAATCACAAGTTGCAGTCAACAGAGCCTTGGGAAAAAAAGGTGGACGTCCCAAAACCCGCGTGGATAAAGGCTTTTCTAGGGTCGAAACCGAGTCGGTAACCGAATCGAAACCCAACGATAACCCTAAGAAGATACAGATACAGAAGAAGAATATAAATACATCGTCGAAATTCGACGAGTTCTGGCAACTATGGCCCTCCTCAAAACGCAAGGTCGCAAAGTCTGAGTGCGAGAAGAAGTGGTTCAAGTACGACCTCGATATGGTCGCGGACAGAATTTTGTCTCAGGTGGCTGTTCTCAAGCGCTCTGAGCAGTGGACATCTGGCTTTGACCCTGCGCCCTTGACGTACATCAACCAGCGCCGCTGGGAAGACGACGACGGTCAGCAGGCTCCAGCGCGGAGGGTTATATGAAAAACGAACCAGCATTTCCAGTTTTCCCCGAAACAAGCGGCGGTCATGCGGCGGCATTTCAAGGCATGACCTTGCGTGATTACTTTGCGGCAAAAGCAATGCAAGGATTTTTAGCCACAGTCAAAGTTGGTTGCCCAGACGACTTGATTGCAATTGATGCATACAACTTGGCTGATGCAATGTTGAAAGCGAGGGAGAAATGAGCGCAGTCGAGAACTTCATCAACAGGCTTGACAAGGTGAAGGGTCGCAATGGGTCTTGGACGGCTTGCTGTCCTGCCCACGAAGACAAGTCACCTTCACTGTCTGTGCGCGAAGGGGAAGACGGTCGCGTGCTGGTGCATTGCTTTGGCGGCTGTTCAGTTGACCAAATTGTGGGCGCGGTTGGCATGGACATGAACGACCTATTCCCACCCAAGCGCGATTGGTCACAGCAGACCACACCAGTTAAGGCTATGAAGCCGAGGTTCTACGCCACCGACCTGATGCGAATTGTTTCATTTGAGGCTTTGGTGGTCATGATTGCGGCAAGCGACTTGTCTAAGGGCAAGAAGTTGAACGAACGCGACATGGAGCGAATGAAATTGTCCTGTGAGCGAATCCAAGAAGTGGCGAGGTATTGCGATGTCTAATGTTTCGATGATTGAACAGCGTGCAAAAGAGTTGGATGAACAGCGGCGTATCCGCATCATTAAATCTGAAGATGTTGACTTTGAAAAGTATCTGCACAGCACCGACCTGACTCAGAAGGTGCGTGACGCTGAGTCGATGCTTGAAGAGGTGCGTGAAGAGTTCCTGAACCCACAGCAAGAGGTTGCTCAGTCAATGCCTTGGAACAAGACCAAGGAGGGTTTTGCCTTTCGCGCTGGTGAAGTGACTTTGTACGCTGGCGGTAACGGTGGTGGCAAGTCGATGATTACAGGGCAGATTGCGCTGAACCTCATCAAGCAAAAGCAGAAGGTGATGATTGCATCCTTCGAGATGAAACCCAAGCGCACCTTGACCCGTATGCTTCGCCAGTTTGCTGGTGAAAATATTTACTTGCCGCGCTACGTCAGCACACAGCGGTACATGAACGACATCATCGACCGCCTGCAATTGTTTTGCTATGACCACCTATGGCTCTACGACCAGCAGGGAACCGTGACTTCTCAGCAGGTGATTGCGGTGACTCGCTACAGCGCGATGGAGTTGGGTGTCCAGCACATCTTCATTGACTCGTTGATGAAGTGTGTGGCTGGTGAGGATGACTACAACGCGCAGAAGGCATTCGTTGATGAGTTGACCGCGTTGGCCCGTGACCACAACGTCCACATTCATTTGATTCACCACATCCGCAAGTTGGCAAGCGAAGAGGTTCAGCCCAACAAGAACGACATCAAAGGCTCTGGCGCAATCAGCGACCAAGTTGACAATGTGTTGATGGTGTGGCGCAACAAGAAAAAAGAACATCAAGCACAGAACGGAACCGCTGACCGAATGACGCCAGATGCCATGCTGATGTGCGAGAAACAACGCAACGGCGAGGCAGAGGATTGGTACTCGCTCTGGTATCACAAAGAGTCTCAGCAATTTGTTGAGTCACATGATTCGTTTCCGATGGCATTTGATGAGAAGGGTCACTTTTGAGAGAACGTGACAAAGTTTGGAAAGAGGGCGAAGGTGATGACGAACATCGTCACCGTTGCTTAGTTCGATGGGTTATACAAACACGGTTGAAAGACCGAGATAAGGCAATGAAATGGCTATACGACTGGCAGAACAAACACAACGGCTCGGTGCTACAGCGCGACGTTTTAGAGCAATGGCAAAAAGGAAATCGGGGGGAATCAGGGGACTGGCGATGAGGGGCGTTTTTTTTATGACGCTGTGGATTGTTTTGGTCGTCAACCTTGTGCTGGCAAGCATGACGTTCTGGCGCTGGGTTTGGCAGGTGATGAAGTGATTGAAATTACATTGCCTTGGCCTCCAACGGTCAACACTTACTGGCGGCAGTATCAAGGGCGCGTCCTCATCAGTGCAAAGGGGCGCGACTACCGCAAGGCGGTTGCTGACCAAGTGCTGATACAGCGTGCCTCCAAACACATCGACTACGCCATGCGTGTGGAGATACAAGCGTTCCGACCAGACCGTCGTCGTCGTGACTTGGACAACCTGCTCAAGGCAATCCTTGACTCACTGACCCACGCAGGTGTGATGCAAGACGACGCATTGATTGAGGACTTGCGCATCTATTGGGCTGACGAAGTTGGCGGGATGGTCAAAGTCAAAATTGAGGGAATTTTATGAAACAGGAACCACAACTGCTTGACATCTTTGCAATGCTTGCACTGATTGGCATTTTGGGTAAAGCAACCAAGTCAGCCAAGCCTGATGAGATTGCCTTTGCGGCGTATGAGCAAGCGCACGCAATGCTGGAGGAGCGCTCACATCACATTGAGGACAGCGAATGACAAACCAAATGGATTTTTTTAGTGATGAACGTGACTTTCTTGCAGAGTTGCGTCGCAATTGGACAAAAGCGATTGAAGGCGATGGCGGACACTGCCCCTGCTGTGACAAGTGGGGCAAGATTAACAACTACAACTTGAACGAAACGATGGCGGCAACGCTCAAGTGGATGTCGGTTGCAGGAACTGACGGCGACGGATACATCGACATGGGTGCGCGAGCGCCACGGTGGGCGGTGCGGGGCAAGAACTACGCAACGATGAAGTTCTGGGGCTTTGTGGAACCAGCACCAAAAGCAAAAGAAAAAAAGATGAGTGGCATCGTGACAAAGACAAGTGGATTGTGGCGCGTGACGGATAAGGGTCGCGCATTTATCAATGACGGGCTTACCGTGCCAGTCAAGGCGTTTGTGTATGACGACAGGTTCTTTGGGTGGGGCGACAAGTTGACCACCTTTGAGCAGTGCTTTGGTCGCAAGTTCAACTACGAAGATGTGATGGCGACCAATTTCAATTGGTTCACTATGAGGAGAGACTGATGGAAACTTTTTTGAATATCCTAATTTTATTTTTTGCAGTGTCTGGATTTTTTGGTTGGGCTTTGGCGCTGTTGGTGTTGTGGTATCACTGGATTTGCAGTCCGAATTGGAATAAATCATGAGCGAAGAACGCGACCCGCACAAGGCGGTTGACTACATCATTGCCAACGCCAAGAAGTTTGCAAAAGCCAAGGCAGAGCGAACTTACATTGAGCATTACCGCAAGAGTTTGAAAGGTATCTTGATGAAGCGAAGCATGGAGACTGCCATCGGCGCGCAAGAGCGTGAGGCATACGCCCATCCAGAGATGGTGCAATTGCTCGAAGGCTTGAGGGCGGCGGTAGAGATTGAAGAGAAGTTGAAGTGGGACATCACAGCCGCTGAGTTGCGCGTAGAAATTTGGCGCACTGAGCAGGCCAACAACAGGGCGGAAGGCAAGGCGACGATATGAACATATTCCAGAAGGGTGTCATCTTTGGGTTGATTTTGTTTGCGGTTATTTTTTATTGCGTGGAGTTTTTATGACCAAAGAAGAAGAGACTGAGATTGAGTTGGAGCGCATGAAGCAAGCCAGAGACTCGTTGTTGATTACGAATGCAAGGCTTCATGGTGAGATTGACCGACTCCAAAAGACGCCAGAAGATGAGGAGTTCGAGCGCATCGAGCGTGAACAGAAGGGGCGCGAGGCGGAGGGCTGGCGCAAACGTCAAATCCTCACCTTGCGAACCAGTTTTGAGTCCTTCGACGAGTGGGAACACAGCCACCGCCCAGAGCAATACTGGGTCGAGCGCCGCGCATACCTTGCAGGCTTCGAGGCTGGTCGCCGCTACGAGCGTCTGAAGGAATTAAATGATTGACAAGCCAAAGACCTGTCAGGTGTGCCGCCTGCGTCCAGCAGACAAACAGGTGCGCACCAGCGACGGTCGCAAGATGTGGCGATGCCAGACCTGCCACGACCTCAAAAACCGAATTGGTTTCACCAACAAAAAACAATGACTACTCTTAAAGAAAAAAAGCACATGAGCGCCGTGGCTGAACTGGGCTGTGCCGTCTGCCGCAGGATGGGCTACCAAGGCACGCCTGCCGAATTGCACCATCCAAGGCGTTTGGCGGGGGGCTGGGGGCGCTCAAGCCACATGAGTGTCATACCGCTATGCCCAGAACATCATCGCGGCTCTACGGGGCTTCACGGGCTTTGAACCAAGGGGTTCGAGAAGCACTACGGCTACGACGAGTCTGACCTGCTCAAGGAAACGCTGGAACTGCTGGGTGTTGCGCATGAGCAACATT